AGTGGCCAAAACTCAGGCCAAAGTGAAGCTTCGTTACCTTCTTTGTCTTCAATAATCGCTGGAAATTCAACGACTTCCCAATCGTCAACTCCGTCCTGCTTTATCATTTGGTTAACTATTTGGCCGGTCAAGTCTAGCTTAGACCATCTAGTCATCACCACAATAATCGCACCGCCCGGCATAAGACGTTGAATTGGACCAGACTGAAACCACTCCCAAGCAGGCAGAAAAACATCCGCTCGTCCCAATTTGGCGTCTTGCTCGGAGTGTGGATCATCAATGATAAACAAATCAGCCCCGCGACCAGCGAGGGCACCACCAACACCAATAGCAAAATATTCTCCATTATGATTTGTTCCCCACCTACTTGCAGACTTACTATCTGCTTGTAGTTCTACGTCGGGAAAAACATCTTTATAAGCATCACTACCCACAAGATTACGAACACGTCTTCCAAAGTTAACTGCAAGGTCAGCTGTATGAGATGCCATAATAATCTTCTTGTGCGGGTACTTACCCAAAAACCAAGCCGGTGCCAAATATGAGATGAGTTCGGATTTCCCGTGTCGCGGAGCAATGTTAACAATAACTCGTTTCTTTTCTCCGTTAGCAATCGCTTCAAATATTTTAGCAAGTCTACGATGATGATTCCCTACTTTATATCCTGGATACACATGGTCAATAAACTCTAAAAATGTTCCTTGTCTTTTTTCAATTGCTTGAGTTTTTTCTAACTCATTTAATTCAGCAAGTAACTGCTGTTGTTCTCGCGGAGGCAAAACACTTATATTAGCTAGCGCTGTATCTAAATCAGCATCAGTGATGCCAGCTATTTCTATAGGCATGTTATTCTTTTGTTTCTGTTACATTAACTGCATCGATAATTTCAAATGATGTATCGATAGCTGCGGTCTTACCAAGAATTTTAAATAGTTTATTTTTAATTTGTGCTTGTAAATCTTCTTGGCTTAAATTCTTAACTGTAATTTCTGTCTTTTCTGAGAATAAACCTACATCAGATATCTTACCTAGTAGCTCTAGGGCTTTTAATCTGTGTCTTGGGTCTGATAATCCTGCATCTTCTAGAAGTTTATTTGTAACAAACCGTCTCAACTGGACGGCTTCTTGTACAACTTGATGATCATAGTCCGATAACATCAAAAATAAATGCTGAACTGTAGCTGGAGTGCTTAATGCTTTATTAACTGAAGCATTTAATGTGTTTTTACCTTCAGGATCTGTATATTGTTTAAATATATCCGCAGCTTCTTGCTTTTCTTGTGTAGAAACAGGGATTTCTGCTCCGCCTTCTACTAAAACTTTAGCAGTTGCCGTTACAACCTTAACTTTTCCGTCTAAAGTTGTGGGTTCTTCTGCCTCAAAGTCATCAGGCAGGGGTTTATTTGTTTCTGGTATGATTTTTAATGCCATAAAATGTCGCTGTTTACATCCTAGAAATTTATTTGCAGCTATTGCGGCCAATATATAGTAAATTGTTATATTAATCAAGTGCTTTTTTGATACAATGAGTTATGAAAACTACGCTTACAAAGAAAAATTTAGAGATTCTTTATAACATGGCATGTAAGCTACCGCCTTTCAACAGACTTCCTATGCCTAAGTCAGACAAAGTTAAGTTCCGTGTTATTAAGAACCCTACTATATATGGCTGCTTTGACGAAGTAGATATGGCAATTGAAATAAGTTCAGGTTCTTGTGGTCACTTCATTACTATCTTTCAAACTCTCCTTCATGAAATGGTTCACCTAGCTCTTTACGTTCGAGGCGATGATGACTTTGATCAACATGGGGCTAAATTCATGCGTATTAAAGACGTCTACTCCGAGTTATACAACTTCGATCCTAAAGCAATTTAGTTTTAACTTTCTATAATTATTGTATTTTCCCACCAAAAGATAAGTGTGAATCTATGCGCCTTTTTAACTTGAGTTACTCCGTGGTAATTTTCTCTTCCGTTAAAAAAAGTTAAAGTCCCTACCTCAGGTTTGTATTTTGAAAAATCAGTAATAAATTCTCCATCATCAAAGTCATCATTTAGGTATATGAGACTATTAAAGTCGCCATTCTCTCTACCATTATATTCGTGTCTATGCATTTCACTCTTACTTCCTTCAGGCCATATTTGTATTTGAGCTTGACTGCAGTTTAATTTTACAGGCAATTTACTTTCTATAAACTGTTTAACTTTATCTACTATAGGGTCATGTGATATGTCGATAGTTCTTGTATAAAAATCTTCTATGTCGCCTACCCTTGCGTATTTATTTTCAATACATTTTATATAGTACTTTGTATCGTCTTTACCGATAAAGTTTTTGAACAAATAAACACTCTTATTTATATCTTTCATTTAGTTCTCCTTGGTTTTTACATTATATCTTATTTTTAGTTTTCATTCATTGTTGCATCTTTTGGGTTTTGAATGAAAACCCGTTTTTTTAAATTTTTTATAAAAATTTTTTTGAATGGCCCTTTTTAAAAGCAAGGGGGTGGGTTTCTATAATCCAATTTTATAAAAATACCCTATCATTTATGCTCGGCTCAATGTATACGCGTGTGCGTGAACCTTATTATATATTGGGGTTATGGGGGGTGGGTAGGTCAATAAACTTGACAATGTCAGCTTTTCGTGTATAATGATTGTCATGAGTTAGTTATTCACTAATTCATAGCGACAAAGGAATAATTTTATACCAATGTCGTTAACTTTAAATAACATGAGGAGTAATTAAAATGAAACAAAACACTAAACCTAGCAAAGTAGTTGACGCTGTAGAATTATCAAAGGCTCAAGTTGAATACATTGATAATGCTATCGGTTATGAGTTGCAAGTTATTGAGATGGATAATCTCTACAATCAAGACAGGGCTAGTCTCAAAAAGTTATTGCATGAGAATGTCGCATTAGCTATGACTGACAAGCCGACTTATCAATCATGGAACTATATTCACGAACTTTTTAGGACTGGAGTATGTAATGCAACAGGCATGGAACATTCTAGCTTTGATAAGAATATTTGGAGTGATATTACTTCAAACCTTGAAAGCTCTTTTGAATTAGTGAAACCTTCAAGCCCTAACAAAAAAAGCGAACAAAAATCAGAACAACGCCAAAAAATTGAGGCTATGACTGACGCTGAATTGAAAGCACAGGGTAAAATTGTGGAACTTGCAAAGCGTGAAGAAAAGCGTATTAAAAATGCTGAAAAGTTAGAAAATCAAGACAAAAAAGATTTTGTTAAGAATTTCAAAACTAGCATGGAAAATCTAGCTAAAAATGAGTATGATTTTGCAATGTATATCAATAGCAATATCAATACACTAAGAGAGCAATTTTTAGATAGTCAGTCATAACTAAGTTAACTTAGTTAAAAAAGCCCTGTAGAAATACAGGGTTTTTTTTCGTTCAAATTTCGTGGCGACAAATTCGTGGTCACGGAATTATGACCGTTATAAAAGAGTATGTGAGGTATGTGAGTGATACCAATTTAACTTCGTGGCTACATAATAATGCGTGTTATAAAATTACACGCATGTCTTATAAAATTACAACAGGACTGGACAGTATGTAATTTTACTGAATAATCAATGACTTACAACTATTGACATTGTCTACCTAGTGTAATTTTACTGTATAATCAAGCACTTAGCAAAAATACACTTTTCTATATAAATCAATAACTTAGTATAAAATTACAAAATTACATCAAAAAAGGTATCCCCGTCTGGAAAATCAATTTAACTTCGTGGCTAACCTGTTTTTATTTTTTCTGCTCTTCGTTCTTCCAGCCCGCGCAATGCCGTTTTGCGTGTAATTTTGTATTATTACTGAATAATCAATGACTTAGCTTGTAATTTTATACTTGACAAAGTAAACACCCTTGTAATTTTACTTAATAATCAAAGACTTATCGTGTAATTTTATACCCACAAAGTTAACAAAGTCTAGTAGCTAACCCGTTTAAAATCAATGACTTAATAAAATTACATGACAATGTCAACCACCGATTAAAAAATAGGCACATGTTAACCACTAAGTTAACGGCGACAAACCCCGTAAAAATAAAAAATGACCGTTCGTTCGTGAGTAGTCGGCGAGGATTTCCCTAAACGCAAAAAGGTTTCTCTGTTTTTAGGTCTATTTATTTAACTTTGTGGCTAATAAAACTCTAATCCTATCCACTTGACAATGTAAATTACCTATGCTATACTTATAAAACTGCTAGAAAAAAGAGCAGGTTTAACCATGCGACATTCGTATATATTTATACCCTTGTCGCTTTTTATGAGGACTATATTATGGTGTCAATTTATGATTGGTATATTATCGGTGCTTGCGGTGCATTATTAGGGCTTTACATTTTATTAATTTGGTTTGATAGAGAGGACACAAAATGAGTGATATTACTTATATCTTTTTGCAAATGTTAGTGCTTTTATGCTACGGAAGTTGGATAGCATATCGTGTAGGTTATCAGAAGGGCAGTCAGACGACATTGGAATATTTCAATACCAAAGTCGCTATCAATAAAAGGGGAACAAAATGAAAACAACACCAATATTTAAATCGCAAGCAACATCAAGCTATAAAGGTTATGACAGGGAAATCTATATGTCAGAATACACACCTATAAACAAAGAACATTATAGACGCTTG